AAGCAAAATAAAGAACGAGATAGAATTGTACCAGATGATATTATGATTGCTACGCATACAGGTGCCGCTACATCTATGTATAATGTCATTAAAGGCAATTTACCAAGAGGTGTTGATGGGCAAGTGAATATTGTTTTGAATAATAAAAATAATACGGTTAAATTTAAGAGTAGTGAATTTGCACAAGACAAAGAAATTGAGAATGTTCAAGACTTTGAATATTTTAAAATAAAACGAGAAGGGCAACGTATTGATACTTCTGAAAAAGCATTTGAAAAGATAATGACATGGGTGAAAAGTAACATACCTAGAAACGTAAAACTTATAGACCTTTTCAGAGACAAAGAAGGTATTATAGTTAAAGATCCTACAAAAGCAATAAGAGACCCAAAAGATGTTGAAAAATTTGGTATTGGTAGAAGAATAAAACAGAGACTTAGTGCCTAATGGAAAATCTTGCATCAGTAATAAATGAATTTGACTCCCATAACTTTATGGGAAAAAATGGTTTTGTGTGGTGGTATGGTGTAGTGGAAGATCGTAAGGATCCATTATATCTCGGACGTGTTCGTGTCAGATGTATTGGTTGGCATACTGATGATAAAAATTTAATAGCATCCGAAGACCTACCTTGGGCAGATGTGGTTCAACCTATAACTTCAGCCGCTATGTCCGGCATTGGACAATCACCTACAGGACCTGTTGAAGGAACACATGTTTTTGGATTTTTCAGAGATGGTAGAGAAGCCCAACAACCTGTAGTTCTTGGAACTGTAGGTGGAATACCAGAAAGAATTGCTAATAATTTAAAAGGATTTTTTGATCCAAGAGATCTGGAGCAACGTAAAACAGATCCTTTTCCACCATTTTATATTGATAGACCAAATAATGGTCAAGGTGCAAATATATTTGATCATGATGATGGTGAGAATGAATTGTTGGTTGGTTTGGGAAAATCGTCAAATGAGGAAGTTGTTGAATACGTCACAGATAATGATGCTGATAAAGTATTAGTGAATTTTCTAGATTCGTCTGGTGAAGTGAGAAGAAGTTTACAACTTTTTCCATCTAATCCTGATGAAAATCGTATGATCTTTGATGATGATGGTACAGTCAGTTATAGTTTGCCAAGCACAAATCTACTTTCAAGTGGTAAAATTCAATTTACAAGAAATGATACAACTCACAATTTTTGGGCAGATCTTAATTTAAAAACACACAGAATAACAAGACAACTTCACAATACCAATCAGTCTTTACACGGTAACTTTTTCAATTCCGAATTAGATACCAATATTACAAACTCAATACCAAATGAAGATGGTATTATAGATCCAATTTATCCTCATAATCATGTGACATACACAGAAAGTGGTCATATGATAGAAATGGATGATACGGTTGGTAAAGAAAGACTACGTATCATGCATCGTTCAACATCAAATATGCATTATCATCCAAATGGTGATAGAGTAGATTTAACGGTTGGTAGTCTTTATAACATGGTAGATTCAGATTACATAAGTCATGTAATTGGAAACAAAATTGAGAGTATTGAGGGGCGGCTTGATGTTGTTGTGAGAGGTCAAAGATCCGGTAACAAAATTTCAAGAACAACATTTGAAAATACAGATTATGAAATACGAGCAAAAAATTCTAAAAACATAATATTAAGCACTGAAGGAGAAGGAAAAATAAAATTTAAAACATCTCATGTCACATGGGATGGTTCTGGAGGTGCAGATGCAGAAAATAAAAATTATACACTTGAAAAAATAAATTTTAAAACACAGGATTCTGCAAATGTTTTCTTTAGTAATAGTGGATCTTTTACGATTGATTCTGAAAATATTTCAATGAATACTAAATCTATGACTATTGATAGTGCAGGAGCAATTACTTCAGACACTTTACGATCAGAATACATTACAAAATTTGATACAAATATAAAATCAACTGGTGCGCCTGGAATCAATACAATGAGTATCATAAATGTTTTAGGTAATACTTTGATTGAAAATGAAAATCCTGTGTCAAAGATTGCGATCAATGTAGGCCCAAAGGGGCTTCCTACAAATTTTGAATTGGGTCCATCTGGTTTATCATTAACTGCGGCAAGAAATGCAGAATTTACTTTAGCAACAGGAAATTTTGAAGTTGCTTGTGCTTTAGGAAATTTAGATCTTTTTGCTTCTAAAAATGCTAAAATGTCAACTGCATTAGGTAATATAGAAATAAAAACCACAGGATTAATAGAAATAAAAAACAAAACACAATCTTTCGCAACTATAATGGAAGAGTTACTTACGGAAATATTAGCATTAAATGTACCAACCGGTACTGGACCGAGTGGTACACCAATAAATTCTGCTAAATTTACTGCCATACAAACAAAACTTAGAGGTCTATTCGCATGAAAGATGAAGAAGTAGTATTTGAAGAAAGCACAATTTACAATAAACCATTGGAAAATGTTTTACATCAAGCATTAAATTTCAATGATCAATTTTTGTCATATCTTAAAGATAAAAAGGCTGAACTTGAAAAAATGAAAAAAGAGATAGAGCAAAATGGCTGAAAAACAAGTTCAATTTAAAAGCAATGTAAAAATTTTTGAAGGAGATGCTGGTAAAGTAGTAAATTCTATAGTACAAAATGTTGGTGATTTTAGTGATGATGTTGCTAATGGTATTGAAAATTTAAAAGTTTTTTTGAGTATTATTAAAGCCGTTTTAAGTTCAGTACAAGGACCAATTGAACAACAATTGTTAAGGCCATTAGATGCACTTATTTCAAGTATTGAAGATCTTAAAAACATTGGGTTTGGAACTCTTCAAGTTTGGCCATGGGAAGTAGGTAAGATATCACCAGGAGTTGATGTATCAAAATTAGAAGATGCTATTATTGCTTTAGCATTAATGAATACAGATGAAAATCCTCAAAAATACAAATATAATTCAAAAACAGGAAAATTGTTTAATACTGATACTGGAAAACAATTTGGGTTTACGGCATCTGAGGTAGAATCAGGTGAATCAACCAATTCTTCAAAAGTTGCTCTCAATGATTCTTATAAAAATGTGCTTGATTTTCTAGATCCAGGATCTTGGAGAGGACCATTTGATGAAGTGGCGGCAGATGTTTTAACTACTGTAAATAATTCGTTTAAAATACCTCAACTCACCCCATCGCAAGTAATAAGTGAAATAAATGCATCGTTTAATGATCCTGCTGATAGCCAAAGACCTACAGGAACAGGTGAATATTTTGCTCAAGTAATTATCTTTATGCTTCCAACACATGATGCTTTACGAGAAATAACTCAAGCATTTGTTGATTTCTTCAGTGGTATTCTTGGTGATACTCCAAATAAATCTCCTGATGTTGGAATTAAAACAATTGAATTGGGTGAATCGGTAGCACTTTCTGGTTTAAAAGATTTTTATGATAAAGAACTAAACATCACTCAAGATATATTAGATTCTGAATTAAGAAAATTAAATGAAGATAAAACAGGACTTGAAATGCAACTTCAAGAAAATGATTTGACTGTTTTTGGAGTTTCAGAGTTAAATGACATTAACAATCGTATAAGTGCTAAACAAAGAGAGATAATAAGATTACAAAGAAAAAATGAAAAATGGATAAAAGAAGGAAATCCTATAGCAGAAAAAGTCGTTTCTTTTGGAGATGTGACAATACGTAAATTTCCTGGTGTTGGGTCTTCCAAGCCTTATATGGTCAAACAAGCCCAAGGCACTCATTTATCAGAACCTATTGCTATTTATTATCATCCTGATAATCCACAATTTGAAAGAATACCTATGTTCAAACCTGGTGATAAGATTGTTCAAGGTGATTTTGGTATTAATTTTAGAGCAGAAGTTATTGAACATGAACCTATTAGAATAGAAAATGGGAAAATAACAAGCAATAAAGTGAAAGTCAAAGAGGTTTCAGGAGAGATAGTGCCTAATTGGTCAAAAAGAGGAGAGGGTAGAGCAGATCCGATAAGAAGATTGAATGATAGGACTTTTGATTTGGGAATCGTGGCACAAGGAGCATTGACCGCAACAACAAAACTTTTAGAAGAACCTCTTTTTCTTCCTCAGAGAAAAGATTATCCAAAACAACAAGAAAATGGTAAGTTTTTGTGTACAATAGAAGATGGTAGTCCTTATTTGCTCAATGTGATACCAAATGATCAAGAAGTTTTGTCTTTTATGAAACAAAATGATCCTGGTGAAGGTACCTTAACAGAAAGACAAAAAGCATTCACTGAACAATTATACGGGCAAGAGATAAGAACAAACCCAAGAATACAAGAAAAATTTGAAGAATTTGCAAAAAGTTTATCAGTTGGTGAAATTATTGAGCATGAATATTTAAATACATTAAATTTTTCTGATCTAGTTAGTGATGATGAAGAATCTTGGTTTCCAGGTAAATCATTGTCAACTTTATTACCGAATGGAGGACGTGCATATGCAATCAAAGAAATTTTTATTGGTGATTCTGTAAGTAGTGGAAACAGTAAAGAACAATTATTTGAACTCGGTCCTGAAAATGCTAACGGTAATAGAGAGATACTTGGAATGAATCCAATCAAAATCTCAATTGGAAGAGTCACTAAAAAAGGTGTAATAAATGATTCATATTCAAGAAACGGTATTCAAGTTCCTGGTGGAATAGCATCTCTTGGGATGGATTATACAGGCGCAAATGATGTCGGAAGAAATCAATTTAGAAGATTTGCACCAGGTATTGATTCATCATCCATACCAAACTGGAATTTTTTGAGAATACAAGACTTATATCCAGTTTATGGTGAGACTCTAGATGAAATACTTAAATTTTTACGTGGAATTAAAAAACAGGTGACAGATTTTCTTGATAAGATTAATCGTTCAATTGAGTTTCTTGAGAAATTTATAACAGAAATAGAAAATCTCAATAAAAAAATTCAAAAAATCATTAGATTTCTTGCAAAAGGTTTAAGAAAGGCGGGACTATATAATGCAAAAATAGAAGGTACTGGTGGACCTGCAGATTTTAAACAAAAATTACAAAATGCTAAAATTCAAACGGTCTACAAAAGACCATTTAAAGATATTGAACTTGAACCAGTCAAAGAGACAATAGTTCAAAAAAATCCGCTTACAGGTACAGATGAAAAAATTGAAGTTACCACATTAAAACCTGTTGTTAAAGAAATACCTGCATCAGAGGCAAATCCTGTTATAGAAAATAGTTCTTGGTCAGAACTTGATGCGTTAAAATATAGTGGAGCGTTTGTATTTTTTGCTCAAGGGCCTGATACAAGAAAATTTCAAAAATTTCTTGAGTTAGCGGGTTTGAAGTCCAAAGAAAAAAGTGCTGATGAAATAGCAGATGAAAAACTTAGAAGTATTTTAGATAAACTACAGAGAGAAGTTGATAAAATACAAGTTCAAGATTCGGTAGGAACTTTTATTAACGCAGAAAATGCTATAAATGTGCAACAAACTACAAAAATAAAAGTTATTTTTAAAAATAGTATTTTAACGGATGAAGAGGAAAATTTTGTAAAAGAGCAGTTAGGTGAAAATTATGATTTTAATCCTTCAATAAGTGAGGGATCTATTTTTCCTGCCACTACTTCTACTCCTTCTGAGGGAGCAAATTTTATTGTTTCGTCTGGAGATTTTACAACCGCAATTCCGTTAAATTATAATGGTGAAATGAATGACTTACAAACTGAATTTACATTTGAGTTTAGAGATCAATTACCAGCATCTACATTATATAAAGTAAAGATAAAGAAAACCATTTTTGATGTTGAAAATAATATATTAAGAGATGATTTCATTTTAGAACAGGGATTTACAACATCAGCAACTACTGTATCAGACATAGGATTTGAATAATGCCTTTTAATCGTAACGAACCAAATAATGATGATGGTACAACTTTTTATTCAAATGTCGCAACATATTCTGACACTGATTTTGAAAATGATACGATATTTGTTCCATTAGATACCTCTTTTAATGTTTCATTTACACAAACTATAACTGCTGAAACTGTCACAGTTCGTACTCAAAATACTGATGTTGATGTTGCTGATAGAAATAAAAGAGGGTCTATTCAACTAAGTAGTGTTGTTCAAAGCACGAAAGGAACAGCAAGTGATGCTCTTAATCTAAGAGCATTAAAGGCAACTTCTGATCCTGCATTTACAAATGACGAAGCAGGTACACCTCCTGTATTAGCAAAAGATCAAACTGCTGATATTGAAGTTGAGATGGAAAACCAACCCTCACCAATTAATCCAACAACAATTGATGAAACAGATTTTTTTTCAAATTTTAGTTTCAAGCCAGTTGTAAATTTAGCATCAAATACCACATATTTTTTCAATGTCACACCAGATGTGAAAGATTCATTTGACAAACCTGTTTCTTTAACTGTAGGTAAAGGATTTGTTACGGATAATACAAAATCTGTCATAACTTTGTCAAACCCTATTTTAGGATATCGTGTTGCATTACGAGATGATTTTGATGGAACATATAATGAAGGTGAAATCATTCTTAAAAAAGGAAGATCAACTCCAACTGCTAAAATAGTTAAGCAAGAAAAAACATCAAAAATTACTTATCAATTAGAATTAACAAGTTTCAAAATGAATGTCGCATATAGTGCGGCTAATCCATGCGTAGTTACATCAACTGCACACGGTCTTGCGGTAAATGATGTAATTACGATCTATGATATCGTTTCAGGTACAGGACTCAAAAAACAAAGATATACTGTAGGTTCAATATCTACTGATGCTTTTGTTTTAAGAAATACAGATACTTCAGGTTTCACTGCAGGTAGAATTAATTATTATGTGAATTTTGATAATGGTGATATTATTACTACAGATAGAACTGATACAGAAAATATTGAAACTGTTATCAAATCAAGACCTCGTGAAGTATTTGAGGACTATGAAATGAACAAACTCATTTCAAAGGTTAAAGGTTCTTCAAGTGGTGATGCTTTTGCGAGATTAATAAGAGTTGATGGACAAACATTAAATTATATTCCAATAGTTGCATCAGACACTAAAGAGGTAACCAGCACAGATTCTTTTTCAAATAATATGATTATTGAGCAAGAAACTGATAATGGTACTTTAAGATCATTTGTTTCTGCGAATACGAGCCCTACAAATAATGTACATCCTTTCCACACAAATGCTCCAATTGTTACAGGTTATGATCCTGATGCTGAAGCATCTATGACACCAACTGTAAGAATACTTTCTTTAACACGAGATAATCTAACTGCAACCGTTGAAACAAATTCTCCACATTTTTTATCTGAAGGTGATTCTATAGTCATAGAAGGTTCAGATCAAACATCATACAACGGAACTAAAACAATTACCTCAACACCAACGTCAAATTCTTTTACTTATGATGTAACAGGGAGTCCTGCAAGTCCTGCTACTGGTGGAAAAATTTTATTGAAGATTAGTGGCAATGAACAAGCAACTTCTTTTGGTATTGATTTTAGTCAATCAATGAATACAAGCACTATCACAGTTGCAAATAATTCTCATATCATATCGGCAAATGGAACATCTGCGACATTTTCAGGTGGACAAAATAAAGCATCAAGCACAATACAACTTTCATATGACGAATTTGAAAATTTAGTAAATATTGCAAGCATTTCTGCAAACACAGGAAATTCGCATTTTGATATAATTCCAGAAACACTTGTAAATGCAAGACCATATAAAATTCGTGTTACAACTGCATGTCAAGATCTTGGAACTACAAATGTTGAGTATACGAATTCACCAGATACAACTTTTGCTACTGGTTTAAAATTATTTGATCCCACTACAGGTAAAGAAGTTATATTTAAAGATACTGATCCCCCAGAAATACGAAAAATAAGTTTTTCAACAACTGGATCTGGTGACGTTTCTGGTAAAGTTCTAGAGAGTAATACTGCATCTGAAATTAGCAATCCAGAAGATTTAGATACTGCATCAATAAATTTAAATGATGAGTCAATTATTGTTCAATTTACAGAATCTATGAATACACAATCAATTACTGTAAATACATCTGATACTTTGCCAGGAGGTTCAATTCAAATGAGTTGCGATGATTTTGAAACCATTGTTCAGATGGCCTCTGCACCGACAGTTACAACAACTTCATATCTTAATGATACTTTTACTTTTGCACCAAAAGCAAATTTATCTGCAAATTCAAATTATACAGTAAAAGTAAAAACAGATGTTGCAGATGAATCTGAAAATCAAAATTTTCTTGTCACAGAAAATGTTTCCAGAAATAAAATAATGACTTTGGCTGCCGAACCTTCGGCTGCATATACTGTGGGAGAAATTATTAAAGGTACTGGTACACTCACCATAAGAGCAAATACAGGAACTTTTGTTGAGGGATTGACTACAGGAGAAGTGATAGTCGGAGACACAAGTTTGGCCAAAGGTAAGGTATATGATCTAAATGTCCAGACTTCTTTAATAAGATCCATAAGATATACTGAAATTCCTTCGGCAGATGATAAAGTTCATCCTTTTATTCCAGGTGAGAATATAACAGGTGAAAATGGTGGAACTGCATCTTTATCAAATACTTCTATAACTATTCCACCTCAAGGTAAAGTGATATCATATGATAATTCTAATCCATATAAAATTACTTACAGACAAATAAACACGGAAAGAGCATTTACTGCAGGATCAAGTTCAGCAAATGATAGAGTGGTTGGTGTATCGTCAAATTCTTATGGAAAAACAAGCGTATCAACCGACATTGTTGGACCTGGAATCAAAACAACAACCACTGCTATAACAGTAGATGCCTTGTTTAGAAAAACAGATGATAGTATTGTATCTATTACTGGAGGTAATCAAACTGGTATAGATGTTGACTCAAATGTAATAGTTAAATTCAATCAAACAATGAATGTTGATTCAATAGTGATAAATGCTACAGATTCAACAGTTGGATCAGAAAATATCATACTATCTTATGATTCAAATTTTGCAAATTGTATACCTTTGCAAGGTGACTTTTCTTCTTCAAATAATGACTCTACTTTTGAATTCAAACCTTTGATTTTGTCAAATACAAGTTTGCAATTAACACAGGACAAAAATCTTTTTTGTAAAGTGACAAGAACGATTAAAAATAAAGGTGATATGAATTTAGCATCTGCATCTACATTTTCAGGTAACTATGCTAATGTTGCAACAAGTCTTAGTTTTTCAGCATTGAACGCATCTGTCTATACTGATGGAGGTACAGAAGTCGTATTAGGAACTGGAACATCTGGTTCAATGCCTAATCAGTCTTCATCAATTTCAAGATCAAGTGCTATAGTTATACATTTTAATGAGGCAATATTATTATCAACATTCGCAATAGGGTCAGGTAATGAAATCCAATTATCTACTGCTTCAGGTTTTGGATCAGGACATGTAACATCAGTTTCATTAGTGAAGACAGGTGAATTTGGAAATTTAATTATGTTAGCACCAACATCTTTATTGACTGCAGGAACAAGATATTATCTGAGAGTTGTTCATGGTGTTGGGGGTACAAACGAAGGTGGTAAAGCACTTGCGGCCACTGTATATTTTAATTCATTTACAACTGTATCATAAGGATAACAAATGTCTGTAGGTATGAACCCAAGTGTTTTGGCAAATGCTATAGCATCGGCTTTACAAAAAGCCGAAAATAATACGGCAGATAGAACATCAGCAAGAAAAGAGTTAGCAACAGATTTGGCAAATGCTATAGTTACCGAAGTTAAAAAGGCATCTATTACATCAACAGGCTCTGGAACGGGAACTTTTGTGGGAACTGGATCAGGTCCTGTAACGGTTACGACCTTAACGGCAAAATCAACTGTCATTACTTAATAAATACTTCTATGTCTAATACTGCAACCGAAAACGATTATTTAAGCATAGGTGGAGGTGTCAATTTATTTGATGATGAAGCCAGATTCATTCTTAAAAACAGAAACAAAATACAAGAGTTTAAAGACCTTGATTTTCGTTTTGGAAGAAATCCAAACACAAATGATGTTGTTCTTTCCACAGGTGATAATGCAGTAAAACAAGCAATAAGAAATATTCTTCTTACACAATATTACGAAAGACCTTTTCGCCCTGGTATTGGTGCTGGGATTAGATCTTTATTATTTGAACAACAAGACGAAATAACCGCAAGACAGTTAGAAGATGCTATAACCGAAGCCATAGAAAATCATGAGCCACGAGCCCGATTATTGAATGTAAGGGTTGAATTAAATGGAGAACATGGCTACAAAGCGACAATCATTTTTGGCATTAGAAACAGAAGCACACCAGTTACATTCACAACATTCTTAGAAGCACCGAGAGAGATTTAATCATGGCAGAAGCAAGTAAATTACAAGTATCAGAATTAGATTTTGCTCAAATTAGAGAAAATTTTAAAACATTCCTATCAACTCAAGATCAATTTAAAGATTATGATACAGATGGTTCAATCATGTCTGTATTATTAGATCTTTTGTCCTATAATACTCATTATAATGCATTTTATCTAAACATGGTATCAAATGAGATGTTTCTTGATTCAGCAGTTTTAAGAAATTCAGTCGTTTCTCATGCAAAGGCTCTTGGATATATGCCAAGATCAAGAAGAGGTGCAGAAGCAAATGTTTCTATTTCTCTTACACCAACAAATAATCCAACATCAGTAACCATAGAGAAAAATACAAAATTTAATACCACCGTTGATGGTGTCACTTTTACATTTGTTACTGACACGGCTTACAGTTCTACGGCAAATGGTGATAATGCTACATTAACATTTTCTAATGTTACATTAAAAGAAGGTCAACCTCTCACTTTTAGATATACTGCTAATAATGAAGATGACAGTCAAAGATTTATCATACCAAATCGTGGTATTGATTCAACTTCAATCACGGTAACAATTCAAGAATCTTCAGAAGATACGAGACAATATACTTATACTCAAGCATCCGATCTTTTGACTGTTAATTCAACATCAAATGTTTATTATCTTGAAGAGTCAACCGATTTTAGACCTGAAGTCAAATTTGGTGATGGTGTATATGGGACTAAAATTAAAACAGGTAATCTTGTAATATTAGGATATAATGTATGTTCAGGTATATTATCAAATGGTGCTAGAACATTCACTCCAGTTTCAACGGTTGCAGGATATTCTGGTGCAACTGTCACAACATCAAATGCCGCATCAGGTGGTAGTGATGAAGAAACTTCTGATTCCATAAGATTTAATGCGCCAAAACAACTTGCAGTTCAAAATCGTGCGGTTACTGCAAATGATTATAAAAGAATTATTGAACGAGATTATCCACAAGCAGATTCCGCTATCGTCTACGGTGGAGAACAAGCAGATCCTCCAGAATTTGGAAAAGTATTCATTGGTATAAAACCTAAATCAGGATTGTCACTTACTACTTCTATTAAAGATCAAATTCGTGATGATATTCTAAAAAAATATAATGTAGGTTCAATAACACCTGAGTTTGTTGATTTAGATACAATTTTTATAAAATTAAATACGACTATAAATTATGATTCACGATTGACCACAAGAACATCAAATGCTATGAGAACCGCAGTTATAAACACTATTAATAATTTCTCTGGTGATAAATTAGAAGAATTCAACAATGAATTTAGATTTTCTGTTTTGACTAAATCAATTGATGAGACTGATACTGCAATTTTAGGTAATGATACAAAGTTGTATTTGGTAAAAGAATTTATACCCACAATAGGATCATCTCTTACATATACTATAAATTTTAGCAATCAAATACACCATCCACATTCAGGTTATATTGGTGCAATAACTTCAACAAATTTTTCAATAGTAGATGGTGAAAATGTGTTAAGAACGGATTGTTCGTTAGATGATTTGGATGGTATTATCAGAATTTTTAGATTAGTAAATAATAAAAAAACGATTGTAAATGCAAATTTAGGAACAATTGATTATATATCTGGTAAAATAGTTTTAAATTCTTTTAATCCTACTGCATTTGTAGGTTCTAAATTACAAATTACAAGTATACCGGAATCATATGATATAATACCTTTAAGAGAACAAATAGTTCAGATTTCTTCTTCTTTATTAACTGTCAATGTAAATGATATATCATCTGTCAAATCTGGAACTCAAACTTTTACATCAACTTCATAACCGTAGGAACTGAGTAGTAATAAATGGCGTTTGATTATTTAAAAGATACAGACCATATAACACTAGATGAAAAGGTTTCATCATTAATTCCTGGTGAATTTCCAGAATTTTTTAGAGAAGATGGAAAAGATCTTGTAAATTTTTTCAAAACTTATTATAAATTTTTAGAGACAAATGAACTTGTAATTTCAAGTATTGAACAAAATGAATATTTTGTTACAACCGAAAGAGAAGACCCTTTTTTACTTGAAGATGGTGATAATTTAGTATTGGAGAGTAGCAGAACAACAACTTCTGCTTTTTCAAAAGGTGAAAAAATAAAAGGACAATCTTCAGGAGCCGAAGCAATAGTTGATAGGAATATTATAACAACTGATACACTTATTTTTGCTTCTGATCTTACAAGAAAAAATTTTGATGTTGGAGAAATAATTGTAGGACAAACAAATAGATGTGAGGCCAAAGTTGTTTCTTTTCGCAAAAATCCATTATTTGCATCTCGCACACTTTTAAGAGGTATTGATGTTGATTCTACTTCTGAAGATTTTTTAAATTATTTTAGAAAAGAATTTTTATCGGATTTACCTGAAAATCTTGAAACAGACAAGAGACTTCTTCTCAAACATATAATAAAAATTTATAGATCAAAAGGTTCTACCGATTCATTCAAATCTCTATTTAAAGCCTTATATGATATTCAAGATTTAGATATTTATTATCCGAAAAACGATTTGCTCAAGCCGTCATCTGGTGATTGGAGAAGAGAAAACACTTTAAGAATCATCACAGACGATTCTAATGATAAATTTGAATCAAGAACCATTACAGGTCAATTATCAAGTGCCACGGCAATTGTAGATAGAGTAGAAAATTTTGTATCTGGTGCCTTGCAAGTTACTGAATTGTTTTTGACAGATATTTCAGGAACATTTATAGTTGGTGAAACGGTACAATCTTCAACATATAATGGTACGACAGGATCAGGTGTTACACAAGGTGTTTTAACAGACATCAATATTATTAGTGCAGGAACAAATTATCTTGTTGGTGATGTTGTATCAGTAACCGGAGGCGGAGGTCAAGATGCCGCCGCAAGAGTTGAAACTATTGGAACTGGATCAATTAGAGGTTTTACTGTCTATGATGGTGGTGATGGATATATTAATGGTACTGCTCTATCAGTTAATAATTTTGCTACAGGAGGAGATGGTGTAACCGGAGAAGTTTCAGGAATTTCACATACATTTTCATTTACAACTGTTCAAGATATTATTGCAGATGTTCAATTTGTTACATTAAATTCTACTGAATTTGGTTTACAAGGTAGCACTACTGCCAATGTAGCAAATACCTTAATTGAGGCTTTAGGTTTTGCTGTAACACAGATAGGTGCAGTATCAAATGTAAAAGCGACAGGATTAGGTACAGGTTATGAAGCATCTCCTATAATTTCTTTAAAACAGCCTGAGATTAAAAAATTCTCTGAAACGGGTATTAGTATTTTGAATTTAAATTCAGATCCTGATAGTTCATCTTTAACAAATGCCATTAGTGGATCTTTTACTATAGATGAAAGAATAACTTCAGCGACTGGGCAAAAAGTTGGAACATTTCATGGTATTGTAGCAACCGAATCAACAATTGATGATCCAACAAGAATAAGATTTAAACCTTTACATTATTTGGGTGCTTTTGGATTAGGTAGATATGATTTAATACCTAATACAACAAATTATATTAATACAACTGCTCCAGCAATTTATGATATACAAATTGTGCAAACTGGAAACACAACTACAAATACATTTAAATATCGTAGAGGTGTAAATGCGGCTAGTGCAAATTCAACCAATGCATCAAATACTGATTTTACTGAATATACAAATACTCCAACCACAATAACTGCTGAAGATCAAAAACTTACATTTCCTGTATCTAGCATAACTAGAAGTTCTACAACTGCAACTGTAACAACTTCCAAAAAACATGGATTTGTAACAGGTCAAAAGGTAATAATATCTGGAGCAACTCAAGCAGAATATAATGGACAACAAACAATAACTGTTGCGAGTACAACTACATTTACTTATACTGTTTCAGGAAGTCCTGCCACTCCAGCAACTACTGCTAGTGCCATAACATATGATGAAAATGTTGCGGTAAGATTTACTTTGCCTTTTGGGCATGAGTCAGATGACCGATATCTCATGTCAACTGTAAACTTTACGAATGATGATATAATAACGGGTTTTAGAAGTAACTCTCAAGCAACTGTAAATACAGGTGTAGCCGTTGCTGATGGTGGTATCAGAGGAAATAATGCGACTGTTGATGTTTCAGGTTTAGCGGCTGGTTCAGTCAAATCTATTGAAATAACAAATTTTGGTGTAGGTTATGCTACTCCTCCAACGGTAAGTCTTGCCACCAAAGGAGGAGGAAATGCAAATTTAACTGCTAATATCGGTGCCGTAGGTGTAACTCCAGGTTCATATAGAAATAGGGATGGTCAACTAAGTTCAGAGAAAAAATTAATTGATAGTAATTTTTATCAAGATTACAGTTATAGTTTAAGAAGCACAAAACAACTGAGCAAATATAAACCAACTGTTGAAAAATTACTTCACCCTGCAGGTATGAAAATGTTTGGAGAATTGAGAGATCAAGAAATCAATCTTCAAATGGGTTTTGATAATATTTTTCAACAAGAACAATCTGGTGATGCGATATTATTAGAAGATGGTGATAACATTTTAACAGAATTGTATTTTGATCCAACACATTCTATTCAATTAAATCAAAATAAACTGTTATCTAATGCCTCTGGTGGAACAATCTCTTACACTGGTAATTCTGTAACTATTACTGGTTCTGATGCTACATTTCTTGATTTAGAAACTGCAACTCCTGGTGGATCTGGTGTTTTAAGAAATGAAGATCAGACTAGATTGGAATTAAATGAAAGTACAGGAACAGATTTTGCAAATGATTATCCTGAGAATTCAACTTTTGTAATTGATGATGAACAGGCATTCATTGTTTCATATGGTGAATTACTATTAGAAAATTCTTTGATAGGTACATTAAATTCTTCTTCTTCAAATGTTTTAAGTACCATCACTATTACAAATACTACTGCCACATTTTCTGTTGGAGAAACTGTAACGCAAAAAACAGATGATGTATTGACTTTAGAACCTGTTACGGATGCTTCAAATACTACAACAATTGGTGATTTATTGCTTGAAACATCAAATACTACTTTTGTAGAACGATTAACTTTTAATGATCAAACTACAACGGGTTCGGGTATTGTTCATTCTTATTTTACTGATCCTGCTAATAATAAAATATTGATTTTACATTCTTCCAATGGAGCATTTTTAACAAGTGCAAATGCTGAAGGGGTAACATCAGGAGCCAGTGCAAATCTATCGTCTTTTTCAAATAATTTAATTTATGGTGTTGGCACAGATTTTGAAGATGATTTAAGAGTAGATGATGATATAACCATAGTCGGTATATCAGGGTCAATGAAAGTTACAGAAATTATCAATTCATCAGCAATTATATGTAATACAACAATTGGTACTGGTGTTACATTATATTTTGATAATTCTACGATAAAACATAATTTTTTAAATGAAACATCTATAAGAGGTACTACGAGTGCCAATGGAATATTAGATGGTAGTACAACAATAACAGGAGCAAATACATTTTTTGACAATGATCTTGATGAAAATGATATAATTACATTATCTTCTAATACATCACAAAAAGTTCAAGTGACTTCAATTACAAATTCTACTCAAATAGTGGTAAATACTGCCATAGGAGATGGTTCATTAAATCAAACTTTTAATTTTGTGGGTTCAAGAAGATTGGACTTTGAGAGAAATAGAACTGTTTTAACTTTAAATAGACCTTATTTGGGATCAAATAACTTTTTAAGAGTTAATGATACAATAGCATCAAATGGTTTTCTGTTACTTGAAGATGGGGTAGGATTGTTAAATGTTGAATATCAAGCAACGACTTCTACAAAAGGAACATTTCAATTTGAAGACTTGTCTACATTTTCAGAACAGTCTTCAAAATTCATCACAATTATCTGAATAAATAATAATATGCCAAGTTTAGTCACAACAAAATTTAAAATACATAACGCTGAACAATTCATTGAATCTCTTGATGAAACGAATGCAACAAATCTTTATTTGTTTGTAGGGAGAGTTGAGGATTGGGATGCTGGTGGTGGAGCCTTTGATGATACAAATCCACCTGCACCAACTGATTCAGTTGCTAATACTAATTACGATTATTGGAATGCAATGATTGCCGCTAAAAAAGTTACGGCAACGGATGTGAGTCATGTAATCAGAAGAATAAATTGGGAATCTCAAACAAATTATACTGCTTATACTCATACCAATAGTGATATCTATGCTAATAATTTTTATGTTATATCAGATGATTTTAATGTCTACAAATGTTTGCAAAATAATTTAGCAAATGGTGCATCAACTATCAAACCTACAGGAACTGGAACGGCAACTATTGAATTGACTGATGGTTATAAATGGAAATACATGTACTCTATTAGTTCTGAAGAAATTTTAAGATATACAACAAGTGCATATGTACCAGTCAAAAAAATTGGGGCAACAGATGATGGATCAGCACAATTTGACGTTGAACAAGCGGCAGTAGATGGTAGTTTAGAAATCATTAACAAAACATCAAATGGTGATTTTAGAATAGAAATGACTGCAAGACCCTCAAATATACAGGGTGATGATCAAGATTTTATAGTAGGTGAAACTATTACAGGACAAACATCAGAAAACGAAGGTACTATCATTTCTTATACAAGTGATGCAAATAATTTAGTTTATTTTCCGAATGGTAATTCATTAATGACTAATACAGAAGTGATTGTTGGTGGAACTTCAGGAGCAAGAGGGACACTAAGTCAATCTGTATTTTCAACATATAAATTTGATGAAGGAACATTGGCGGCAGTATCTAATACAACTGTTATGACACTTGCATCAAGTGCAAATAATACTTCTGATAGCATTTATGTGGATTCTACTTTGTTTATTAAAAATAATGCCGCCAGAGGTGAACAATCAAAAATAAGTGCTTACGATGCATCTTTAAGAAGAGTAACACTTGAACACGCATTGACCATAAGTCCTAATACTTCATCAGGATATACAATATCACCAACTGTACAAATTGATGGTGACGGTGATGCTACGGTTATGGGACGAACTGAAGGTAATACAACTCATGGAGTCACTGGTATTTTCATTACTGTAAAAGGATCGGATTATACAACTGCAACAACTAATGTATATGCAAATTCAAGTCATGGTACTGGTGCAAATGGTAATGTTATTATCAGCCCTCCTGGAGGTCACGGTAAGAATGCTATAGAAGAATTGGGCGGAAATCGTGTCATGATTGATGTGAGAGTTTCTGGTAATGAATCTGGACTTTTCACAACTGCAAATGATTTTAGACAAGTTGGGCTTGTTAGAGATCCATTACAATCAGCAAATGCAAATGCGTTTTTTACTTCATCACTTGCAGATCAAGCAGTAAAATTATCATTAACTGATGTTACAAGTTTTCAAGAAGACGAGACTGTAAAAATGCCACAAATTTATCAAGGTAATGGTTTAGCAAATAGTACCGCTAATGGTGTGCTTATTGATTTAAAAAATAATGTCATGAGATTAAACAGAATACAAGGTGATTTCTCATCAAATTCAACCGTCAATACAATCACTGGTGCCACATCAGGTGGTACTGCAACAATTATTACGAGTGGTGTTACCGATCCTGATATGAAGCCATATAGTGGAGACATACTATATATTGAGAATAGAAAACCAGTAACAAGATTAGACGATCAAGTTGAGGATTTTAAAATAGTCCTGGAGTTTTAATAAATGCCTAAATTAACGCAAGATTTTAACATTTCACCATATTATGACGATTTTGATAGCACTAAGAATTTTTATAAAATTCTTTTTCGTCCAGGGTTCTCGGTACAAGCCAGAGAACTTTCCCAACTTCAAACCATTTTACAAAAACAAATTGAAACACTTGGAGATTATGTATTTTCTGATGGTGCAAAAGTTTATGGTGGTGAAGTCACTCTAAATACAACTCTTAATTCCTTGCAACTAAAAACAAATTATTCTGGTGACGAAATAGATGTAACGAACTTTGAGGATAGAATTATAACAGGTCAAACATCAGGTGCTAGGGCTTTGATTATAAAATCAGTGGCATTTACACAAACATCATTAAATACTTTAATTATTAATTACCTTGATGAAAAAACATTTGTTGACGATGAAATTATACAAACTACAACTTCAGGTACATTATCTACATATTTTGCTAATGTGGCAGGTGCGGCTGAAGGGTTAACAGGTGTAACTACATTAGTCACTTCAATCTCATCTGATGTTACTTCAACCGTAAGCATATCAGAAGCAATTTATTACATTGGAGGTTATTTCGTATATGTTGAACCTCAAACAATTGTTTTAGATCGTTTAGGGAATACTCCAACTTATAGAATTGGATTAACTGTAAATGAAGAACTTATCACAAGCGTAGACGATACAAGTTTACTTGATAATGCTTTAGGTTCTTCAAATTATTCTGCTCCAGGTGCAAATCGTTATAAAATATCATTGACATTTTCTAAGAAAGATATTTTTGAATCTGGTGTTCCTGTCGTATCATCAGGTGTAACTTTTTCATCAGCATCAAATACAGTTACTATCACTACTTCAACTGATCACAATTTATCTGCTGGAGATTTAGTAGTTGTTTCAAATACGACACAAGCAGAATATTTAGGTAAACATACAATTGCAAGCGTTCCATCTGGTACAACTTTTACATATTTTATTACAGGTTTACCTGTCACTCCTGCTACAGGATCTGATATTCAGTATACCAAAGTTATTACCGACCCTATTGAAAGAAATTCAGACGAAAATTTTATTGAATTATTAAGAGTAGAAGATGGTGTAAAAACAGAAGAGGTAACATATCCAATATTAGGTGAATTAGAAAAAACTCTTGCTAGAAGAACATATGATCAATCTGGAGATTTTACGGTTAAACCATTTGGTTTAGATGTTGTTCAGCATAAAATTTCTGGTGTAGCCTCAGCAAGAACTGCCGCTAATGCATGTACAAATTTTACAGGTAATGGAACAAATTTTGCAAGTTCTTTAAATGATTCAGATGTTATTTTTCTTTCAGGTAATACTACTCGTACAGGTACTATAAGTTCAATTACAAATAATTCTGTTTTAACACTTTCTTCAGGTGTAACTTTAGGAGATGGGTCAGATAACCAACGAATAGGTATTGAAACAAAGTTGACTGGTGAACTTGGGCCTGGTAAAGCATATGTCAAAGGTTATGAATATGAAAGTATTAGCACAAAAACAGTAGATATAAACAAAGCACGAGATACGAGAACTGTAGATGGTGAGAGCCAAGGTGTAAATTTTGGTCCATATTTAATTGTCACAGATTTATTAGCAAATACTCAATTTGATATTGGCGCAAATACTGCAAATGGTGAGATTAAAGGTTCAGGAATGGATCTTGTTGATTTGCATATGGTTAAATATCCATCAACTCAAGACGGTCATTGTGCATCTCCTTCATCACCTATCATATTCACATCAAATGATGAAATAGATTTTGTAGGTATTGATACTACAAGTGCCGCCACAATTGCAAATACTAAAATTGGTACTGCAAGAATAAGACAACTTGATTTTAGAAAAGGACGAGACTCGTCTGTAAGCACAAAATATGGAACTTCAGGTGCCAATACAATGCATCAAGTATTTCCTCACGTATATGATGCTCATCTTTTTGATTTTAGATTTGATAAAACAACAGGAACTGTTGGTGGTGCAGTAGCAAATACGACACTCATAAAATTAAAAACATCAGGTGCTCAATCTTTTCCAACAATGAATTGTCTGTATGGAACGACTATTACAGTCAATACTTCTTTTCAAGGTGTTGACACTTCAGATACGAGAACAATTATAAGTTGGTCAGGAGCAAATAATAATGCAGGTGTAGGGTATGATCCTGATAATGATGGATCTGCTGAAGCCGCTAATTATCATGCACAACTTGATTCTGCATTAACGCAACAAACACGAGCAGATTCAACATATTCAATAAATTTTGGTGTTAAAGACGTTTCATCAATGGTTCAATATGCGACAACCACTATTGTAAAAGGATTAAATGTTGATCCATCAGGTAGATTAAATGGAAAAGAAACCGCCAATACAATATTATATGACAATACTGATGATAGAAGAAGTTTAATTTTTCCATTACAAAATCAAGCGGTTGCTAATCTTGAACCATCAGGATCAAGTAATACAAAATTCAAATTTAAAAGAACTTTTTCTGGTACGCTCACACAAAATCTTGTCACGTTAACTGCACCAACAGGAGAAAAGTTTTATCCTGGTTCTGATGGTACAATTACAACCACGGTAGCAGATGCAAATTATATTGTTTCTGTAAAGAGTGGAACACACCAGGGCGATATAATAGAATTTTCAAATACATCAGGTTCAGGACTTCATGCTGGTGCATCAGAAACACGAACACTTGTAACTTCATCATCTGCTGGATCATTAGCAATCAATGTTCAATCAGACGATTCAAATGCAAAAAATTATGCTGGATCACAACTTGAAGTTATTGCTACAATGCAAATTGATGCCGCCACTCTAAGCACATCAGGATCAGGTATTGGTAAAAAAGTTCTTGTGTCTGGTAATACTACTGGAGCAAATGCTCTGTTTAATAGTGCAAACTCAGTTCAAGCAACCGCTGGACAAATTCATTTTGGAACATCAATGAATAATGATCCAGGCGCTAATAATTCTCTTAAACTTGCTGATATTAAAAAACTTGTTGCGGTTGTGGATTCATTGTCGGATACTGTAGTTGTTTCAAATACGATGGTTACAGCCGCAATAGCAAACTCTTCTAGTCAATATAATATTACTTCAAGATTTGTATTGAATGATGGACAAAAAGATAATTATTATGATTATGGAAAAATCTCATTGAAACCAGGTGAAACAAAACCTTCAGGACAAGTTATTGCCATTGTTGATTATTATACTCACTCTGGACAAGGGCCTTTCACAGTAGATTCTTATACTTGGTCAGGATCAGGTAATACTTCTTATGGTGAAATACCTGATTATACATCTCCTGCTACGGGTAATAAAATTAATCTAAGAAATGTGATTGATTTTAGACCTAAAAGAATAGGTATAGAAACTGCAAATACTGATGATGTTAATTATACGAATGATATTACCTCCACATCTAATGTTTTTGCAGAAAAAATTCTACCAGATTATGATTTTACATTTGATACAGATTATTCTCATTATATTCCTAGAAAAGATAAAATTGCATTATCAAAAGATCGTTTCTTTAAAGTAATTGAAGGTGTTTCAGACATAAATCCAGTTTTACCTCCTGATGATCCAGATGCAATGACATTGTATAATCTTGAAATTCCTGCATATACATTTGTATCAAGTGGTGCAACAAGTGGTGTAACAAGCGGAACAACAAATGGTACTTCAAGTGGTGCAACAAGTGGAATAAAAGTTGAATATGTAGACAATCGTAGATTTACAATGAGAGATCTAGGAAAACTTTCAAAACGAGTAGAAACGCTTGAATATTACACTGCATTGAGTTTACTTGAAAAAGAAGCAGATAGTTTGGTGATTACAGATACAAATAATAATGATAGATTTAAAAATGGTATTTTTGCAGATCCATTTGCTGGTCATAATTTAGGAGATGTTGAAAATTTAGATTACTATGCAGGCATTGACTTTGATAAAAAACATTTACGGCCTCCTACAACTACGGATTTACAAAAATTAGAATTTAATAGTAATACAAATTTTAGCACTCTTGTAAATAATGGAGGTGTGATCACATTGCCTTTTTCTTCAAGTAGAATTATTGATCAGCCTTTGACGGGTAGTGTAGATGGTAAAAATGTACAAAAAACATATTCCATAAACCCCAATTCTTTAAAAAATTATATTGGTCAATTGTCGTTAGATCCTCCAACGGATAATTGGTATGATACCTCTAATCGTGCAGATGTTAAAGTAAATTTAGAAGGACAATATGATAATTGGCTTTATGTGACAACCGCAAATGGTCATGGAACACACTATAATGATTGGGAAGATATTTGGTCAGGTGTTGAAGTAAATAATGATGTGAAAAAGAGTGTAAGAGATTCTGGTGATGTTCTATCTAATAATAGAAAAGCAAAAACCACAGGTCAGACGAAAACATTAACAGGTCTTAAATCAGGAAATGTTCCTGAAAAAATCACAAAAATTGTAGGAAATAAATCAGTTAATATTAGTGTAGTTCCTAAAATAAGAGAACAAACAATTACATTTGTTGCAAAAGGATTAAAGCCCAATAAAAATGTATATGCCTATTTTGGAGATACAAAAATTACTGCAAATGTAAAACAAGCAACTTTACTTACACTTTCAAATGTAAGCACTTCAAATGTTTTTAGAACTACACCTGGTAATTTTGAACAAATTACAATTCAGGGCAGTGCAAGTAATGCAGGCAATACTGCAAATGTGGTTTACATGTCAGATCGTGATAGTGCTAATGGTTGTACAATTATGATCGTTAATCAATCTACAGATGCCGCATTTACTGTAAGTTCAGTTATAAGAGGAAATGATACACTCGCAAATGGTACAATTTCAGCAGTAACAAATTATTCTTTTGCTAATTCTGAAATAAGAGTCAATAACGAAGGGGTATCGGCAGGTGTATATAATGTTCAATCAGGTACATTTCCAGCAGGAGAGGTTCTTTTCAGATTAACGGATGAAATAGACAATATTGTTGCCACAACAACTTCTGTTACAGAAGATATATTTCATATTAAAGGTGTAATTGAAAATAATAGAATTGGAGATTTTATTTCAACTAGACCTATAATTTTGAGAAGAGAAGATATTACTGAGGATCGTATTGCAAAAAGTTCTACAATAGCGAGACAAACAAGTTCAAATAAATATTTGAATCCAATGGCTCAAAACTTTTTTGTTGATGAAAATTTATATCCTTTCGGATTGTTTTTATATAGTATTACACTATTTTTTAATGCTAAAGACACTTCCCTCGGATCAAAGAATCCCGTAACACTACAGTTAAGACCAACTTATAATGGAATACCAAGTTCATCTGAAATTATTCCAGGGTCCGAAGTTGTATTGACTCCTGGTAAAGTATCCGCTAATACAACAACACCTAGTGCAAATGCATCAGGAGGATTTCCTGGAGCAACACTTGGAAATTCATTTTCTGCAAATAAAAGTGGTGCTAATGTTGGTTCAAGAACAATATTTAAATTTGATATGCCCGTTTATTTGTCTGCAGGTGAATATTCAATAGTTTTAATAACAAATAATGCAGAATATAAAATTTATGGGTTTGAACTTGGTGCGAAATCAACAGGTACAGACAGAAAAATAACAAAACAACCTTATGTAGGTAGTTTCTTTAAACCAACAAACGCTGGAGTATGGAACCCAACCAATACTGAGGGTTTAATGTTTCAAATAGATAGATGTAATTTTTCTACTGAAACAGGTTATGCAAGATTTGATAATAAGGTGTTTACATCAGGAAATGCATCTTCAAATACGATTATGGATGGTATGAAATTGGTTACTGAGAGAATTGAACATGCAAATACCACAATTTCTAATTTCTTTTTTGCTACAGAAAAAAGTGGAACAACAAA